GCGCTGCTCGTTCGCGTCGTTGACCGTGAACCCCTCGAACTCCACCCCCCGAGCACCACTCACGGCCTTGTAGAGCCGCATCGGGAACTCCTGAAACACATACGGGCGTCCAGGCGCCCCAAACGACGTGTGATACGCCTCGTGTTTCCGCATTTCTTCCGCATACGGCGTGCCCTGCGGAATGATGATCGACGGGTGAAGTCCGAGCATGTGTGTGTCCCTCTTAGGTGATGGTGACGTTGATCGGTGTGGACGCCATGTTCCAGGTGCCCTGCTGGGCAATCAGGTCCATCGTCGCCCCGTTGAACGCGGCATACGTTGCCGTGGTGTGTGCGCCGGTCGTGCCGTCCGCAAACGTGCCCGTGATGACATGGGCCGCATCCGTGGCTGACGTGACCTTCACCGCCAGACCATCGCGGTCCTTCGGCGGATCAGCCAGGGTCGTGGATGCCAGCGCCGTCGCCTTCGTGAGGATGATCGTGGTGTCACGGGTCGGGCACGCGATCGTGCCGTTCTCGCCCACCGAGATCACATCATCGACAAACGGCGGACGGTCGGTATCGGCCCCCGCCTGTAGCGCCGTCCAGTCCGAGCCATCGGCGGTCGTGGCCACGGTGGACAGCAGGTCATGCGCGACTGCTGCCGTGCCGTTGTAGCCACGGACACAGCCCGAGAGGACTGCGCCAGAGACCGCACCGATGCGGATGTATTCGCCGTCGATCTTGGCGACCTGTTTCGCGGCAAACCCGGTGCCGCTTGTCAGAACGATCTTGCTGGCCGTCGCGGACAAATCCGCCGCGAGTGTGGTGATGGTGAATGCCATGATGCTGCTCCTTTAGCTGTAAGCCACAAGCCCGAAGTAGGGCAGAATCGGCGCTGCGCCCACCAGGGCGTCCATGCGTCGCGGGAGCTGGTCCGTCTGGATGTTGTACTGATCCACGTAGCGGATCGACACTTTGTCCGTCTTGGCGCCAGGGGTCCGACCCGCCACCGCGCCGGCCAGCTTGACCGGGAGGTCAGCCGAGACGAACGCAAAGGCTTCGGTGTTGGCGATCATGTTGATCTTCGTGGTCGTCGCCGTCATGGTCGCGCCGACCGTGCCCGTCGCACCCTTGAAGGTGATCGCCGCGTTGTTGGCCGGCAGCGCATTCACGGTCTGCAGCTGCGAGTCCGTGGACGCGATGATGGACGGCGAGATCGACAGCGTGGCCGTGCTCGAGCCCGACACCGCCGCGGTGATCACGAAGTCCTGCAGGATGCCCGTGTTGACGTAGCTGATGGGGTTGACGCCATACACGCCGTCAATGGTGAAGCGGTCACCCTCGACAAACGCATACGTGCCCAGACCATCGATCGCCAACGAGGAACCCGACTGACTCGCGCCAGCAATCAGCGGAGTGGACGCGGTGAACGTGCCGGTCGTGAACGACGGGAGGTTGGAGTCCCACGCCCATTCCGAGACGCCAAACGCGCCAAACCCGAAGAACCCCTCACGGAAAATCTTCCCGATGGTGTCCTGCGGATTGAACGAGGCCATGTTCGTGCTCTGCAGCTTCGACTGCTGCATCGGCTCGACCACCGCCATGAGCTTCTGGCCGACGCCAAACGCCCGCAACTTTGCCACCGCGTTCGTCCAGGTCTCGTTGTCGGAGATGCGCTGTCCAGGTGCGCCGGCGTTGAAGTAGACCGACTTGTAGACCTGCTCCATGAAGAAGTTGTCGCACTTGTTCGCGAACGCTTCTCCCGCGGGCTTGGTATACCGGTCGCGCACTTCTTCGATCAGCAGGGCGTCATCGGCCGAGGACCAGCCCATCGCCACCTGCAGCTGATTGGTCAGCGAGATGGGAACAGTCTGGTTGAGAATGGCCTGCTGTTGGAGGGCCTGACCCTCCTTCACGCGCCACCGCTGCGGGATGCGCTGTTGCACGGTGAAGCCAATCTGCGCTCCATCCGGCTTGTCTTTCCATTCGCGGCCGTAGGTGTTTTCGGCGAGCTTCAGCGCTTTGATGTTGTTATCCCAGAACACCGCAACGTCTGTGCTCACCCAATCGGGGGTGATTACCGTATTCATGACAGTCTCCTAATCGGAGACCCGCGCCTTGCCCGGTTATCGAGTCGGCCAGTATTTCGCGTGGTCCGCGATGCTGGCCCCTTCGCCCGGGGACTCGCTCGAGGGTCTCATGGAGCCTGTCCGCACCGGATTAGGCGGGCGTGGCGCTGTGGGTAACACAGGGGAGGGCGCAACCGATCCGGTAACACCGGCTGTCATCCTCTGGCGCAAGAGCCGCCGCGTTCTCGCGACGTTCGTCTCATTGACCGCTTGCGCAGCAGTAATGAGGGCAATCTCATCCAGCACGGCCGGATGATTTGCAAGGAATACTACAATCTCGACCCCGTTCGGGTCAAGCACGATTGTTTGGTCCAGCAACGGCGGGATGGCGCGGGCTGAATCCTGCACCGCTTGAATCGCCTGTCCCACCTTCGGGTCGGCGGCAATGGCCTGCACGAGCCGCTGTTGATGGCTGAACTCAGCCCGCTTATATTCGTCCTGCGCCTGTCGTGTCTGATAGCCCTCATAGGCGCTACGGGCCTGTGCCGCGGCCTCGTGAGCTTCCCGCTCTAGTTCCCACTTCATCGACGCCCGCAGATGGGCACCATAGGGATCGTCACGGTCTACAAACTGATCGATGGTCGGCTCGGGCTTGTTGAACTGCGTGACGGGCGCCGGCCGATAGGGCTGCGTCGGCGTAGACGGCTTGGCCTGCTGCTGTCCCGCCTCAAGACGCGCCAGCCGGTCGCGCATCTCGTTCCGTTCGGCGACGAGCTTGTTAATCCGCGCTGCGGCCTGCTTGCTCCTTGCTCGTGACCCGCGCATCCGTGCCTGTGGGCCATCATCGTCCACCACGTCATCGAGTGGCGCATCATCGGCCAATGGCGCGGCCGTAGGCTCGGCACCAGGGGCATACGTGGACGCATGGTCCGCAATCGATGTGGGTTCAGTAGGGGCCGCGACAGGGGCGGCAGGGGCAGACACCGGGGCCGACGTAACCGTCTCTTCCATTAGACTCCTGTAACGATTTCAGTCTGTTGTGGGGCTAACTCAGCTTCAAGCAGCGCCGTCTCAATCTCCTGATTGTGGGCAATCTGCTGCTTCTGCATGTCCGCGTCGAGCTTGGCCAGTGTCCGCGCATCTTCGCCTTGCAGCTTCGCACCCGCAATCATGCGGTCATTCTCCAGCTTCATGCGCTGCGCCTCAATCTCGGTCTGGGACCGGATGATCGCCACTTCCTTCTCGGTCTGCGCCTTGAGTTGTGCGACCTGTAGCCCGCTCTGTAGCTCGGTCTGCATCTGCTGCAATGCCTGTTGCATCTGCTGGCCCTGCTGCTGCATCTGCTGCATCTGCGCCATGACTTGCGGCGGCAATGCGGCCTGCCCGCCCTTCTTCTGGTCGAGCATGGCCTGCACTTTCGGGTCGAGCATGACCTTCCACCGCTCCCCGGCCTCTTTCGCTCCTGGCCAGTCCTGCGAATTGAAATAGAGGTCGCCCATGACCGATAGCATGTTGGGATTCTGGGCCACCATCTCGCCCAACACGGCGGATTCTTCCTGCCGCCGCGTGTCGTAGCCCTTCGTGACCTTGATCGCCACATTAGCGCTATCGCCCTGTTTGGTGAGCTTGTATTCCCGCACCCCGCCCTGGTCAGGCGTGGCCCCGGGAGGCGCAGGCGCGGGCGCTTCCTTGCCCTGCCCATTCGGCGCCATCACAAACGGCACGCCGATCGGCACCGTCTCAGACTCGCCCTCACCCTTGACAATCCGCGCCAGTCGGCCAGGACGAATGCCATAGATGGGATACAGCAGCGAGTTGACAATGCGCCCGTCATACCGCACTGAGCGCGAGAAGTTGTCCATGTAGTTGGACGTGCCGCGCTGGCCCTGCGTGATCAGCGCCTGCGTGCCGCGGCCCATCCGCTTCGTGATGGACCACCAGATCTTCAAGGTCCCGCTCCTCAACTGGATCTTCCGCACGATGCGCGCGAT